ATAAGCACAGAGCATCCTGATACAACAAACATTTACAAATGTAATATTCAGTTTGATGCTACATGGACTACTCAAGTTATTGATGGTTCTGGAACAGAAGATAATGTTTACTTATCCCAGTTTGGTGGAGTATTAACAGGATCCGATAGTCGTGCTACAGGACAACCTGGTGATTATGTAATTATTTCTCGTCCTTCTGGCGGTGCTGATGGTGAGATATTTGAACTTAAGACTACATTATCACAAGTTGCTAAAAAATTCTCCGTCAAAAATGGGTGTGATACTAATTCAGAAAATACATTATTTGAAGTTAATTCTGTAACTGGTGATGTAACTATCAACGGTGATACTTCTTATACTGGTGGATTTACATTAAATGGAACATGCACTACACCATATATTAACGCAACTACCAACAAAAAGTTAACTATAACAAATGGTAGTGGCATTAAGACATTTGAGGTTGACACTTGTACAGGTGATACAACGATTGGTAATAAGCATGGAACTCATTTTGCTGTTGCTGAATACTTCGGTACATCACCAGCTGCATACACAACCAGTGATGTAGTTCATGTTTATAAACATGATCCACAATCATCCAACCTGACTCTTGCTACAAGACCATTCACAACAATAGCATCCGCTGTTGTAGCAGCAACAACCAACATTCAAATTCAAGCGAATTATGAAGCATTTACAATTGGTGATTTGGTAGCAATTTACGATAGTAATCAAATTGAGATTATACAAATTACTGCTGCACCATATGTAACTGGATCAAATCAGTTCTTACCAACATCATCTAACGCCAATTATACTAATGGTGGTAGAGGTGTAGAAGGAACGACTGCATTGAGTGCTGGTGTTGGTCTTAATGTTGTTAAGTTGAATAAGTTAGGAACAACAACATTACTAGAAGATTTACCTGGTACTCGTGCATTAAGAGCACCTACAACTGGTAAGACATTCAAGGCTAGAACACCTAACACGAGTGATATTAGACTTGAACTAGGATTAGTAGATGCTGATTTAATTCAACCAAAACTTGATTACATTCAGTTTATCAGAATTGGATCTGAGTTCTTCCTTACTGATAGTGTTGATGGAACTCTTGATGCTTTCTATCAAGTTAAGATGCCTAAGTCTATTAGGAATCCAAACACTGTTGCTACAACTTCAATTGATTTATTTGGTGGTGGTCATACAACTGTTAATGATGACTTTACAATTAACAGTGGTGTATTCAGAATGTATGGTTCTGATAGTAAAACTTTAGTTCTATCTATTGCAAACGATGATGGTCACATAGGTGATGGATCAATTGAAGATCCAGTAACCAATACCAATGGTTTGACACTTAAAGGTCCTGGCAACTTCTTTGGTAATCTTAAAATATTCTATGAATCATGTCAATCTAATGGAGTCTGTAATAGTGTAGAATCCATTAAGATGACATCTCTTGAGGGTAGTATATTCTTAGGTGAGCAATATTATCAGAAAGGTAAGGTTCTTGCTATAGAATCTGCAACTGATAAAATATTCCAGATAGATAACCTTGGATCTGCTGGAACTGGTGGTACTGTCGGTCCTAAAGACTTTACAATTTATCATAACAATGCTATTGATTCATTTGGTATTGAAAAATACTGGACAGCAAACGGTGGTAGAAGACACACATATGTTGCATTTGATGCTACAACTGGTATAGGTCAGCAAGAGACTAACCCATTACAGGTTAACAACAACTATCTGATCAATGCTACATCTGGAAGCAATATGATTCTATATCTACCAGATAATCCACAAACAGGTGATATGATTAGATTTACTGAACTTAGTGGTAATTTAACATACAATACAAGTTTAATTATCAGAGCGAAGAGAATTAATAATGTAGCTACATCAATTCAAGGTGATAATACTGGATCTAAACTTGATGCAGGTTCTGGTCAAGTAAGAACAACAGCATGGGATTCTGGTGAATTAGTTATTCAGACACGTAACTGTGCATTTGGATTAGTTTTTGTTGGTACATATGATATAGAAGGATCTACATCACAACAAACAATACCAGCTTCGTTAAGAGGTTGGTGGCTCATGGAGTTATAATCAATGACGGTAAAATACGATTCAATAAAGACAATGAGATCTGCCAAGATTGGAACAATTATGCCTTGGGGTGGTGATGGAGGAACTGGATTTCTTGAATCTAATATTCCTAAAGGTTGGATTACATGTAAAGGAGATACATTATCTGCTTCTGATTATCCATTATTAGCGTCAGTCATAGGTGATACCTATGGTGGTGATATGACTGATTCTCAAAATAATCATTATGAGTTTCCTTATATTGGTACAGCAGCAACATTTAGATTACCACAATTATCTAATAGTGTGTTAATGGATTTAGAACCTGTAAATTTACAAAATTCTAAGTATCAGCAAGGACAGTCAGATGCTGCAACTGTATTAGGAAATAGAGTTGCAGACTATGGTGAGACAAATCCAATATCAACAACATATGAAGCAACATCTGATATTGATTTTTCTTTGAATCTTGCTGGTAATTTGTATTTTAAATTTACCAATATGACATTGAGTGCTCCTGACTTTTTGGAAACCGTGTACGTCCTTAATCGTAAGTTGGGTATCAATCACACTCCTCAACACGGTCATAGCGATACACTTCAAAGTGTTGCTCCAAATGCTACTGGAGCTATGTTATTTCAAACAGACGAAGGTGTTGCAATGTCTGGTACATCAACAACAAGTATATGTAATGCAACTCATGGTCCTAATACATGTGCCAATGCAGCTACTCAACCAATATCATGGCAGAATGGTGCTACTACTCTAACACATTTTGGTGATGAACAGCATGAATGGACATTACCACGTTGTAATAGATTTTTTGAATTTGTTAATGAAGCTGGTAAAAATTATTGGAGCCATGTTCCAGCTGGTGCTTCTAATTGGAGAGGAGTTAATAGAGGATCTGGTCAAGAAACTTCAACTTATACTCAAAACCTATTTGGTCAAGGTAATACTGGTGCTATTAATAGCACAACTCCAGTAGATACACACAAAGTACCAGCACATGTTGGTATGTTTCCACGACCAATGGAAAGAAGATCAAGACCAAATTTCTTTGGATATAATGGTTCTCCAAGATCTGCTGATGCCATGGCTGATGATCCAGAACATGTAAATGCAGCTTTTGAAGTTGCTAGTGTAACTCTTCCTGCTGGTACAAGAGATATTGCATTGCCAGCTGGAACTAGCATTGCTAGAACTTATGGTACTTCACCAAATACATGGACTCAGCATGATAGAATTACTCCATTGATGTTTGTTACTGTAAAAGATGCTTCTAAAAAGTATACTTATTGGACATCTACTGGTGGTTCTCAAATAGAAAACATAGTATATGATTCAACAACTGATGTATATACAATCACTGTGAAAGATCAAATAGGCACAGTTGCTGGTTCAGAGACTTTGGTGTTTAGACATGGTGCATGGCCAATGTCACTCAATCAAGGTAAGGAAAATAAAGATCCTTTAGAGCAAGCATTTAGAGCACATAATCATGGTAGTTTTGAAATATCTCAGGGTATTGGATCTATGTCAGGTCCTCCATCACATACTGCTGATAATGCAAATGGATCTTCATTGCAAGCAGATAGTCTTGAAAATGCTCTAAATATTTCATGTGATACTACACAACCTTCGTTAACGTTAACATTCATTATTAAAGCATTCTAATGGCAGTTTTCTACAATAAAGAAAGAGCAAAGTATGGTAACTTAACTGGTCAGATAATTGTTTGGCCAATGGAATATGAAGGATTACCTGATGGGACTCTTAATGCAAATAATTTACCTGCTGGTTATTTAAAATGTGATGGTACAAAATACTTTGCTGAAGATTATCCACAACTAGCATCTATATGTGGTGTGGGTGATAACTGTAAGTTTATTAGAAAGAATAATGATCTAACAAACTTTGATACGTTAACTGACTCACAGTTCATGGTTCCTGATCTTGGATCTAAGTATCCTGAACCAACTTCAGGTGCTAACTCAGGATTATATAATAATATAAGATTAGATAATGCATTAGGTACAGAGGTTAGTAGATCTGGTATTGGTATTGAAGCAGTCTCTGCTATTGGTGAGAATGTTAGAATAGATTATAGTGGATCTATTTCAGTACCAAGTCAAGAGATTGATATTAGAGGTAAACCCTCTTGGTCATATGCTGGTGCAACACACCGTACAGATAGTGAAGGTGCTGAAGAGAATACTATTCATCCACACTCACATTTCCACTCTGCTGTAAGAGCAAGAAACTTAGCAACAACTGAGACTAATACTAATTCACCTCAACCTATGGGGCAACTTGGTAAAAGAAATGCTTCTACCATTCCTATTCAGGATTGGTTAGATGGAACTACAAATAGTAGTGGAATAGCAGGATCAGGACAACAACCTTGCTTTGCTATAGATAAATGGTCTCCAGGTTCAGGTGGTGGTGCAACATCAACACAAGGTCCACAGGGTACTATCTATTGGGGTCACTGCATATATGGTGCTGGTGATCAATACACATATAACTGTATATTAAATTCAACAATGGGTCCTATTAACAGAGGAACACTTGCTGGTTCTGCTGATGGATCTAACATAGCACGTTATAGAAACGTTGTACAATTATTATTTGTTTGTATTCCAGGTGGCGGTGCTGTTTCTAATGATACTATAACAGTGAATCCAACATACATTCAAGGTGCTCAGGGTGTTCCTGAAGATTTTCTTGGAAATAGTTTATATGATGTATTACCACTACAAGCAAATGATTCAGTAGTTACTGGTCGTGCGACAACTGACCTAGAAAATACTACAACAGATACAGTAGAATTACCACGGGAGGGAGGAATTGATCCTACCATACATAATCACCGCATCGATTTGGAGAAAGGTGACCATAACTATCAGGTTAAGACAAATGCTATCGTCATTCCACCTGAAAACTTACAAACAACTATGACTATTGGAGCAGACTCATCAGTTTCAATAGATAGTGCATGTGCTCCTTTCATTGTAATGGAATACTTAATTAAGATCTAATGACATCATCTCAACTATACAGAAATGCTAGGCAAGGTTTCTATACAGATCTTACCGTAGATACAACACCAGTGGGTGCTATTGTACCCAATTTAAAGACTGGCACAAATTCATATGACCATAACTTTGTTAAGTTTGGTGCTACCACGTTTCCTGGTTTAACAGAGACTACTGGTAATGCATATTCAGTAAAAGATAATCCTGCATATACTCATGAGGGTTATTTGTATTGTAATGGTGATGAGTATAATATTGGAGATTTTCCAGGATTATTTCAATTAATTGGCAATAAGTATGGTGGTAGATCTAGTAGTGGTATTGATGTATCAAATGGTGGATCAGGATATACAACACTACCACTTGTAGGAATTACTGCGCCAGGTGGTAATGGTGTG